TTCTTTTTGTCTCCATAATAAAATCCTATCTTCATCCTACACCTTTCCTTCCTTTAATAGAAGTCCCCATTTATTCATAAATATCTCAAATGTGTTATTACTAATTCCAAGTCTGGCATTTGTCTGACTAACTAAATGTACGTATTCAGCTTTAGGTGTTGATACAACCTTATACCCGGCCAACCTAGCTCTAAAAGCTAGATCAACTTCCTCCCTATAACCCATTCCGTACACTTCATCAAAATATCCTATCGTATCTAATACTTCTCTTTTAATATACATGCAGGAACCTTCGATAGCTTGCTGAGCTTCTGGTTTTTTTACCGCCTCTCTTGTTTTACCATAATACCTATGGGCAGTATTTCCATCAGGAGAAACATATATACCATAATTGATAACATGAGTCTTTTCAAGATTTAATGCCTTTCCCCCCACGATACCTATTTCTGGTTTAGAATACGCCATCTGCTGTAGCTCAAAAACTATATCAGACTCAATAAGAATATCGTCATTCATCAGAATAACATCTGTTGTTACTGCCCGCATTAATTCATTACTGGCTTTTAGCCACCCCACATCATTCTTATAGGTAAGAATTTTAACACCGGGACAGTATTTAAATAGAGTATCCATACAGCTATGTAAAAATTGATTGGCAAAATATGTAGGTATTAATACGGTAACATCCTTTTCCTTTTCCATTGCTCCTCCTAAAGTAGAGCTAATACATCTCCCCAATTATAAGACTCTGGATTATAGATATTGTTATATCCGCGCATAGACGCTGTAGAGCCAGAAGCTAGTCTCATGGTTGGAGGAGGTACTGTCTGTTTTAATTCAGCAATATCTAACAAGATGGGATTTGTGCTCTTCGGATCATACGAAAAATCCCCATCAGTAAAGCTAGCAGTACTATAGTTACCCATCTTATAAATAATAGACGCCATTAAAATAATGGGACGCTTATCTTTTGAGGTAATATCAGGTAAAACACTATATGTTTCAGGATAGATTACAGTAATGGTATAAGCACGATCCCAACGAAAATTTAGAGCTTCTACGGAGTCAGCAAGATATGCTGCCATCTTGGAATCTGTATCCTGCGGCTTTCTATACTGCCTTAACTGACGATCAAGTGCCGGAACTAGTTCTAGCAAATTCATTAGGACTCACTCCCCTAGGAAACTCCACGCATTTCCCTTGGCGCTATCATTTCTTCATTCTCGGAAAGTTCATCTAACCTACTTTGAATTAGTGAAATTGTTTTGCCCGATTTATTCTGATCTTTAGCTCTTTCAAGTATTTTAGCTATTATAGCAATAGATGTAACCTCTGCTACAGTAGATTTTAGTTTTAAATAGTTTTTTAATAGCTCATCTATATCTTCATCTACTAAGGCATTAGGAGTATCCCAATCTACACTAGGCTCTCCAGTCTCTATAATAATACCATCCATTAAAAAGCGCTTATTGGCCATCTTGAATTCTCGCAGTCCCTCGCTAGGAACAGCAACCCAAGGCTGCTTTCTATCCAGCATATATCCTTGATTATCTGTAGAGCTAAATCTAACGCTTACACTATAGGGCACATTTGTCTTAAAATAGACTACTTTCTTAGCCATTTCTTCCATTTCCTTTGCCTCCGTTATCCTTTTAACTTCCCAATGTAAAAATAAGTGGGGTCAATCGCCCATTTTAGAGGATTGACCCCACTATATTAACCCACTACTAGTCTAATCTATGGGCTAGATTATGGTGTTGCTGGTGCATTTACTTCGATCTTAACAAGACCTTGGGCATTCCAGATCATCATACCGAATTGCTGCCAAACTTCGAAGTTCCAGTATGGAGGAGTTGGCTCCATGTCTGTCCATTCCTTAGTCTGTGGCCCACCATAAGTAATGAATTCTCCAATATTGTCTCCAATAACTAGGACGAAATCATTAGGTAGAAGTGGTCGCTTTGGGTATTCTGTTTCATCAAAGATTTGCTTTAGTCTAACAATGTTGTTTACGCCACGATAGACTTCGACGGGCTTTGGCCCATTTCCATAAGGTGATCCATTATTGAAGGTACCTTCTGGAGTTCCATCTGTCTTCATCATATAAGTATCTGTGCCCGGTGTGAAGGGGCCTAATACCTTATACTGTCCAAATGTTGAAAGTGGAGCAAGTGCTTGCTCTGTTCCAATTATTGTTCTAACGCTTCCTGCCCAGTAGTTAACGTGATCAATAGCTGCATCAAGCGCTGCTGCTGTAAGCACACCAGAGGCACTAATCCAGTTAGAAGTTGACGAACCACTATAGGTTAATGCAGAAGCATTTCCTGTTCTCCAAATATTTGCAAGAGCATTCCATGATCGCATAACGATCTGCTCATCCAAAGCCTTGCGAACATCTGATCTAACAGTTTCGGGAGTATACTGAGGGCCACCATTTCGAAGCTCTAGTTCGTTATACTGCGCCTTTGCAGCCAAGATATCTAGGTTCCAACCAAGTGCCTTATCTCTTACTGTGATCTGCTCGCCAAGTGTTATCTGGCCGGGTACGATTTGCTGAACATGGTACTTACCCTTGAATCTCTTTACAAGAATATCTCCAAAATTCATTTCCCGTGTATTCATAAACTGACCAGCTAGGTCAAGTGTAAGGTATGTGGGATCAATGTATTCTGTCATTACCTCTGCAAATGCTGCTCTATCAGTCTTTGCAAGTTCAGCTAACGCTTCTCGGTCTTTTGTTGTTAATCTAGGATCATTCATTCTAGCCATTATCTATTTTACCTCCTACGTTAGCTTAAAGCGCGTCTACGCCTTTCATTATAACTGTTAATGTGTCGGCTCCAAATACTGCCTTCTGAAATACTCTGCCAACTACTGTAGTAACGCCAGAGGAAGCGTAAGTTACCTTACCCTCGTCCCCTGCTGTATATGCAGCGTAAACAGGTACTCCGTATCCATAAGCAGAAAGTGGGGCAACATAGTTTCCTGATCCAAAGGTAAATGTTCCACCATCGAATACTAGGCACTTGTTTCCAGAAGTTACTGGAAGCCCATAAAGCATTGGGGGAATCTCATACTGGATAAAGCCAACTGGCCAAGGTGTCTGGTATGCCTGATCTGGATCAAGGGTGAATGTGGTTTCTTGCGCGTTTATGCTTCCGTCATCAAGGGCGTATGGTACTGAACCATTTAGTCCCGGTCCCTCAAAATAAGGGGCAGGATTTAATGGCTTTGGCCAATCAACTACAAAAGCTGCTACGTCTGCCTCTGCGCCGACTCTTGGGATAGTAAAACGACCATTAGTATCTAGGAAGGCCAGTCTACCCCGTGGGGTTTCCTGATTTACTCTACCGGCCTGAATATCCTCATACTTATTAATTATAAACTTAGTTGTGCTTACAGGATTTCCTGAGTTAATTGCATTTGCCATTTATTTTCAATCCTCCTTTATTCGGCTGCTTCGTTTCTGCCGAGACTTCGCATTTTATTGCGTAATCCCTCTGCGGAAACAGCCCCATTATTAGTAGATGTATCTACACTAATTTTAGGTAGCTGTAAAACTGAGGCAGACGCTTTCTTCTCAGGGGCTATTTTGGCAACCGCAGCCAAATCGGAGATATATGTATCAAATAATTCCTCCGACATAGCGGCCCAAAACTCCTGCTTCTTTGTTAGTTCTTCCTCTTCAGACGGTAGTGGTACACCAGCTTCGGCAACTTTCTTTGTTCGGCTTTCTATTAATGTTGTCTTTTCAAAGGTACTAACCTTAGAAACTAACTCATCATTTTCTACCTTTAAGTCTGCTGCTTCTGCTCGTACAGTCTCCGTTTCTGCTTTAGCGTCAACTAACTCTGCTTCTTTTGTGGCTATCTGCGCCTCTAATTCTTTAATTCTATCTATTGCTTGCTCTAGCTCCACAGTATCTTTCCCTCCTTGTTTGTGACCCTCTATATCATGGGCCATTCCAACTAATTCATTTTCAATCTCTTCGTCAGATAAAGATTTATCTGAAGCTAAAGCTAGTAACGCTGTTCGCGTACCATAAGCGGGATTCTTTACGAATGTTGCCGCTCTAGCAACTACGCCCTTTAGCCAGCTAACTCCCTGTTCAATAACCGAGTCCTTATAAGTTAATTCCCACGATATTCCGGGGGCTTCTCCTGAAGCAAACGCATCTTTCAAAAAGCCTACTATCTCGGGATACTCATCATTATAAAGAACTCCCTCTGCAACCAGTTTATGTATTCCATCCTCATCCTCTTCATTTACATCTCGTATGTGCCCAATTGGAATTGATCCAGTATGATTCCCAACATTTTTACCTAGGAATCGAATTTTTATAGGCATTCCAATTGCAGATTGAGCCAAAGCATTAAACTCTTCATAAGGAATAGCTTGCTTATTTCTATTTGGCTGATCATCCGCAAATACGAATTTTACAACAGTAAGGTATGGGTTAGTAAAGTCGCTTTGAGCAAGCAACCATGTTGCACTATTGAGTTCTATCGTCTTCATTCTTATTTACTTCACCGCCTTCGGTATGCGGCAGACTCTTTACTCTTCGCCTTATTTGAGGTAAGCTTCGAATTGTAAATGCCTGCTCTATAGTAAGTTGCTCTAGATTTGACACTCTACGTTTAAGGTCTTTAATTTCCTCATCCCTTGCTTCAAGAACAATAATTTGTTCAGCATGAGATGCTTCTAATAAACGTATTCTTTCTGTTTGCGCTATAAGTGTATCCTTAAGAGCCGAAATTAATTTACTCTGTTCATTAAAGGATATAGGCTTTTTAGTAAATTTTTTGGAACCTAGTAATCCTATAATAGCTACAAGAAGAGTAGCAATAGAGGTAATAATAGCGATCATTATATTCTCCATGCATTTAATCACTCCTGTAACGAATCTTTTTAAGTTCTATGCTTCCATATTTTTTCATACCTTTGATACAGCTTTTCAAAATAACTAAATAATTTGCCTCGTCTCTATCAGGATATCGTTCAAGATTTGAAACAATAAGCACTACTTCTTTAGTTTCCTTAAACAAGAACCCTACTGTTAGGGTTGGTATTAAAGCCATATCGGGTGATTTTAATAAGGCACTACGCTCAAAAGCAATATGGTCGTCCCATAAAACAGCTACTATATCAAATTTTTTCATATATATTCCTTAATCTAACCTACATATACAAGAGTTTAGGGCGTTATTTCTAGCCTAAATCCGCAGTTGTGATCATTAAACCCCTATCTTTGGCAATTTTATCTATTAAATTAATAACCTCATCGTCGCTTAGGTACTCTAATTCCTCTGCTTTTGTCTGCGAAGGCTTTCCCGTAGGACTTGTTCTTGATACTGGTGTTTGTCCTGTTGGTCTAACTCCAGTATTTCTTTTATTAACAGGAACATTCTGAGTTCCAACAGGTTTTCCGCCATTTGGTCTGTTGGGTGCCCCACCAAAGCCACCCGCAGGAGGAATTTGCGTATTATAAGGTAGTTCAGGGAAGCTCTTTGGTAGTTCCTTCATTGGAACAAACTCATCGGTCATTAGTTCTAACTCTGTTTCAAAGTCTAATCCTATCATTTCATCACGCGTAGTTCTACTTACATTACCCTCTTTAAATGCCTGAGCAAATACAGCGGCTGTTTTAACAAAGTCTTGTAGTTTGATAGGTGTAAATGCCGGTTCTGGACTACTTCTAAAGTTGTTTAGATCGGATGCTTCTTCATAGATAGTTATTATCCACTCAATAAGCATCTCGCGTAACTCTTCCATTAAGGGCTGAATAGCCCAAGTGGATAACTCGGAAGCACTTGCGCTTCGCGCTTCGCCTGTAACAAGAATCCTAGCAAAGCCCAGCCCTTCGGAAATTTCCTCATTAGCTTGCCGATACTTATCCTGATCAAGTAGGGCTTGAACATCTGGAGAAACCCACGTTAGTTTGGTTGTATGGTTGGAGAATAGGAAGAATACTCTTTCTAGTAATCTAGGATCACCCGCTCTTGCAAGGATCTGCTCTTTTAGATCCGCAAGATTCTTCTCTGTTTCTATCGTAAGTGGGAATGCATCTGATCCCTCTTGAACAAGCAAAATAGCGTTGATAACTCTTGTAGCAACAGCAAAGTCCATCCTTCTAAGGCTCTGCTTAAATACTAATGCTTCTAAAACATTAAATAAATAAGGCGTTGGATGTGGATTAAAGGAAACTTCTTTTCTTAATATGGGATCAACATCTATCTTTACCCTATCAGCACCATCCATGATAGCCTTAACAAAGGTTGGATAGTAGTTAAGGTACATATCATATTTAAGTTGTTGCTCCTTAATCTGACTTCCCCCATTACGTATGAGCTTTATATCCTCTTTAGGAAGTTTTAAATAATATTCTTTCCTGCCCCAACTTGCCCAAACAACATTAACAAGTAGAGGCGGATATAAATCAAATACAGGAAGGATATACTCCTTCCCGTTTTTAAGATGCGGACTGATGTTTTCTCCGGTAACTGTAACCCAATCCACTCTAGGCAAAACCATCCCTGATAAATAATATTCAAGGGTTGCTGTTCGTATAAAACGCATCATACGAGAAGGATTTCGATGCAATAAAGCACCAAAATATTCGTTTGCCTCATTAGAAGTTTTCCTTTGGCCGTTTCGTATCTTTGTAATAGATAGCTCCGTCAGTCTATTTATAACTGTAGAGGCCATTCCACCACGCTGATAAAAATCATAGCTCATTCGGACAACAGAGTTGTAGTCACGCGGAATTATTAATTTTTCCGGGGATAGCCCCAACGACTGATTCATAGCATCAAAGCCACTATAGAAATTTCCATTGAAATTCGTTTGGCCGGGTACGAATGAGGCAGAGGCTAGCTGTAACTTGTTCTGTTCTGCCATTTAATTTAACACTCCTATTTCGTTATCTATATCTAACCATCTAGCAGCTAGAAGTTTTATGTTTGGCTCGGCTCTTGAAATGGGAATTCCAAATCTATTTTCATAGGCAAGTATTGCGCACATCATAGCGGACATTTGATGGTCATCCTCTGTTCGATATACAGGTTCCCCTGTAATAGTTCTTGTAAACTTTGTGCGCTCTAACTCCGTCATTAAATCATCGTCGTCCTCAGAGAATATATAGCGCCGTTCGTATATCCATTTTGATAGAGACTCAACAGCAATTCTTTTAATAAGGTCTTTTTTTTCTAATCCTGTTTCATCTATAGCTACTACCATCTGGCCCCCAAACTCAACAGGGAAAATTCTTTCCCTAAAGGATCTATCCTTATATACAGAGGTTTCCCCAGTTAAATCCTGATACTGAACTTTTCCAATACCGCCCATATCAATGCCAATAAAATCAAAGTTATAAACCTTATCAAGCCAATTAAGTGTTTCTCTTTGGAATCCATATTCTACTCTCTGTAGAACATACCTTATCAAGTTTCTCCATGTTCCTTCTTTTGGGTCTTGATACATAATAAAAAATACAGCCGGATCAGGAGAAAATCCTGGGTCATATCCTATACCAATACGAGCACGAATTCCGTAATCAGACGGTACTGGAGGACATATAATAATA